GTGTCTTTGTGCCTTTGCCCGCCTCGTCGGTGGTGGTCTCCATCTTGGCGAGTTCTGTTTCATACCCCGCCAGTCTCTGTTTTGTGCCTTCAATCTCACGGGCGAGTGCCTTCTGTTCTTCGGTCAGTTCGTCGGTCTCACCTTTTGGAAGTTTTTCGTAGAGTTTCTGTTGTTCTTCCAGTGCGGCCTTCGTCTGGTCGATTGCCTGATTCAGGTATCCCTGTTTCTGTTCAAGTAATGCGACGTTTGTCGGGTCTAGTTTGAGAAGTTTGTTGACGTCCTTCAACGCCTTGTCCGTTTGTGCCAGTGAAGAATTGATATTCTTTAGGCTTGCAACTAACGGTTCGGTGTCGGCGGTAATCTCAATCTTGATTCCCCTGATTTTCGTACTTGCCATATTGCCTCCTGACTAGAACTTGTCGAAGTCTCTCTGTTGTGCGACTTCACGGTAGTTCGCACCGTCGTTTGTTTTTTCGGTCATAATATCCAGTATCATGCCATATGTTAGGGTCTCCATGTCTGCGTCCGACAGACCGATTTCTGCACACCTTAATAGATATAGTGCGGTGTTGTACTCTCTCTCTGTCGGCCTTACCCTTTTTTTGTTTGTGATAAAGTTTGAGTTGACTCTGTCCAGACGTTCATGATTTCCTTCATGGAAAGATAAATGTCTAATGGGTTGAATTGGTCTAACCAGTCATCTTGACTGCCGATTGTCGGGTCTGCCTGTTTTGCCATAATATAGGCGAGGTTTTCAATGACCGACAGGTCGGCACCGTCATTGATTGCACCCGTTGTCTTGTCTGTCTGTTGATATAGGTTGTTCAACTTCATCAGTAAGTCTTCGTTGAACTCGTTGCGATAACGTTTCGGCGTGTTGCCTGTTGCCTTCATGGGAACTTCGTGTTCGCCGATTATGATTGTTTTCTCCATTTATGTTTCTCCTTCAAAATAAAGGGAGGGAAAGACCCTCCCTTTTAAGACGTGGTAACTGGTGTATAGACTGAACTAAACCACCCAGTATACTGTGCAGAACTGTTGTCGCCGTCCACCGTTGACGCCTTGACCACACCGTCGTTCTTGCGTGCGGTTGCCGTGACTGAAATGGTTTCAGTGACGGGGTCAATGGTTTCTTCAGTGGTTTGTGAGGCGACGTCCGGCAGTGAGGCAATGCAGTTATAGAATACGTGTCTGCGTGCCTTGTCGTCACCTTCGAACTGGAACAGTAAAGCGAACGCCACGGCCTTGTCGTTGACTGATTCAACCAGAACTCCGTTTGAATCGGTTGAACAACCGAGGCAGTCTTTCCTGAAGTCGTCAGGAATCAGTGCCAGTTCGAGGTCGCCTTCGTACCCGTTGTTACTCTGTGAAACGTAGTAGTCGATATTGTCGGCACGAAATACGTTCTTTTCCTGATTCGCCGACAGATTGAGACTAACTGCGCCACGCAGAGGTTTCGGAGTACCGTAGGTGTATGAATAAGTGTTCGTGGTTGAGGTGTAGGACTCCGTCGCAACGGAGTAATAGCAGTTACTCAATCCGAACTTTACGGTATTAGCCATTGATTATGACCTCCATTTCATAAGTGATTCGATACAGATTCATGTCGTTGTTGTATTCTTCCATCTTGGAATGAGTGAGGTGGTTCGTGTTCAGTACGTTCTCGACTGTCGCCTCACTGGTGAACTCACGTTCTCCCGAGGTGTACAGTTCGACAACCAGATTCACAATGTTGACGTAGTTGGTGTTGTCCGCCATCACGTCGTCGTTGTTCTCGTAGAAATAAAGAAGGTATGGCGGGTTCGGTGCGTTGCCAATAGGAAATGCACGGTATGCCAACGGCAAATTGCAAGTTGCCAGAATGTCAGCGACTTCTTTTCTTGTCATTGTTCGAGTTTCCTTTCTAGCCTTCTCATGGTTTCTTCTTCCGCCCAGTCGGACGTCTTCTTGATATGGGGTTTCCCCTGAACGTCACGGGTTCGGCCGCCGTCTTTAGTCGGGAATCCTCTGTGACCATACTCCAATAAATGAGTGAGGGTCGGCTTGTTCTCGTTGTAAACGGTGACCTTCACGGAGAAGTTTTCAAGGTTTCTGTCAACCTTCCACCCGTCCTCGTATCGTTTCCCACCTCTGCCTTCGCCATGTGGTGACCTTGACTTGACCTCGGCCACGATTTCCGGCGCAAGGTCGGTCAGGACTTTGGCGGCGTCTTTCGTTACTTCCGAACCGTATTCCTCTAACACGTCCCGCAGTACTGCGGTAAGGTCAATCATGGGTGCCTTCCGTCCTGTGCGGTATTTCGCCATGTTATCCCTTCCTCTGTTCTGTATACAGGTCGATTATCTCGTTACGGTCTACGTATGTCCTGTATATTGAGTATTCGGTGCCATTGAAAGTAAGTGTCTTTTCGCCGTTGTAGTCTGGTGCGAACATACGGAAACGGAGGGACGGGTTCAACCCCGCCCTTCCGCCTTCAAACCATTCACTCTGCGAGATGGAAGATACCTCGCAATATACTTTTCTCGCCGTGGGTGTATCGTGCCACACTTTGAGTTCGTCTTGGGTTCTGGTGGTACTGATGAGATAAATCACGTTAGACCTATCCATGAACTGCCACCGTATACCCATCTTTGAACGCCATGGACAACTGCGCCTTCTGTTCGTCGTATGACGCCTTTAACTGTGCGTAGTTGTCAGGCGCACCAAAATGAACCTTGCAGTAAGTGACGATTGCAATGTTGACAATGTCCGTCAGTGTTGACGGCACAATGACTCCCGCAAGGCCGAGGTCGGTCTTTGCCGCATTGATTAGGGAATTAAGTTCCCCGTCGAAGTCACTCGTTACTATTCGCAAGGCAAGTTTAACCTGTTGCAGAATTGTCATTCAGTACCTCCTTTGCCATTGAGTAGTTTTCCCAGAACTCCCGTGTAATGACCGTGTGGCCTACGTGTCCCAGTGTGACCCGAGGGTCGCACCATATATCATAGCCGCACTGTCTTGCCCGCCAACAGAACGACAGGTCTTCTCCCACGTTTCCTATTGGTGCGAACATGTTTCCGAACTTACTCATGACCGACAGGAAGACTTCGGTGCGAATGAGTACGCAACCGAAACCGCACCCGCCGACCTTGAATAATTCGTCAGGGAGTTTCTCGAAGTTAGACCAATGACAACCTTCGTCGTCAATGTCTAGTCGGTCAAAGAGAACAGGTGAAAACGGCGGCACCCTCCTGAAATACAGTCCCGTGAGAAAGTCAATGTCCTTTCTCTCTTGCAGTGTACACATCATATCGGTAAGTGTGTTCGGGTCGAATAACATATCGGAATCTAACCAGAACACGAAGTCGGCGTCCATCTGCACGGCCTTTTTTGCAAGTTCATTTCGTGACGTGTAGATAAGACTTCCAATCTGGAATGTGACCGCACAATCACCGACCTTGTTCAGGGTTGCGAGTGATTGTGCGAACTGTGCGGGGACTGAATCCATTGAGGGTACTGCAATTAACGTTTTCATTGTTTCTCTCCTTTGTTTTACGTTGTTAGTGAATGAATCAGTGTACTTGACTTTTCACTACCCTGAAACTTGATTGTCTGGTTGTTCTGCCAGTCAAAGAAATAGACGGCGTACATTGCGCCCTCCGACAATCCGATTAACGGGTAATAATAGTGAGTCGTTCCGTCTAAAACGTCGAGGAATATTCTGGAACCCCATTTAAGGCGGTTTTCTATATCCCTGTAAGTTTTATTCAAAGTCCAATACGTGGGGTAAGTTAAGTAACCCAACTTATCAATCTCAAAAAAACCTTTCACCCACGTGTTATTCGTTGACACCACTAGGACTTTGTGAATGTCGTCCGACGGTGTAATCGTAGGCACCTGTGATTGAGCCGCCGCCCACTCGCCACTGACAACCGTTAAAACGTTGCCGTTATTGGTGGTTGTTACTGCGGGCAGTTCAGCGACAGAGGCCGCCTCGATTCCGTCCTCCATGTGGTTGAGTTTCGTTGAGGTTACGGTGTCGCCTGTCGCCCATGTCTGTTTAGTGTATGCCATGTGGTTCACCTCTAACTGACGGGTTCGCCGTCGCCACCGCCACCCATATCAATGACTGGATAATCGTTCTCCGTAGCGGCATAAAAATTGAACAATTCACCGCTATCTGGACCGTAAAAACTCACCATGATTTCACCCTCATGGTCTCCGTTTTGCATGGTGGCCGTTAAGGAAAAATAAATGCACGAAAACCCACCCGTACCCGTACCATCAGGTATTACAACGGTTACCACACCAGACTGTGCCGCATCACGAATCTGTTTGGCGGTTTTGTCCAGTGTGCCAGTCATGTCTACGTTGACAACTAAACTTGCGCCCGCAATCCCGTTTTCTATGTTGTTGAGTTTTGCGGCAGTCACGACGTCTCCTGTCTGCCATGTGTTCTTCGTATATGCCATGTTTCAACCTCCTATTCCGAAGGCTCGGTATAAATTGCGGGGTATCCATTCGGCGAGTCTGTGACGAACTCCATTTGCTCTAGTGCCTCGGTGTCGAATGGATATACTGCATATCTAACTCCGCCCATGACTGACACCGTACTCACGGTGTACTGTACGACAGAGAATGCGTTCTCAAAAATAACGAGAACTACTCTGCCCGCCGCCAATGCGTCATGAATTGTCTGCCATGTTTCACTCAATGTGTCGTCGTTATTCCATGTGACAATAAAAGGGGTTGCGTTGTCGATTCCATTTTCCATGTTGTTGAGTTTTGCAGAGGTGACAATGTCACCCGTTGTCCAAGTGTTTTTTGTATATGCCATTGCCTACCTCCTATGATTTTAACTTCATGTAATCAACTTGTCCCGTCCCGACCTTGTTTGACGATTTTTCGTCGGGGGACGGGTCTATCAGTTTTTTGAGATTTTGACGAAGTGGTCAGGTGCAACTACACCGAGGCCTACATACTGACGGCCGATAATCTTAATTAAGTCATATTCGGCCTTTGACAGGTCGTCAAACTTCAGGGTGATTTCTTCGCCATTCGGGAAGTTGGCCAGTGCGCCTTCGCCGAGGTCACCGACGATTGCGACGGTATCACCTGTTGAGGCGGCAGACCATGCCTTGATACTGTTGTTAAACAGAACGGGCAGACCTTCGAACGGGTCATATCCGTAGTAGGCGGTCGCCTGTGCGGCCTTGAAGTCTCCCCATGTTGCACGGTTCATGATGATTACAGGGTCGTTTGCGCTGCCTGATAATTTGGCCATGGCCTGTGCGATTGTGCCGACGCCGATTGCGTTGGTGTTGAGAACCTGAACGGACGGGCAAGTTGTAGTTGATACGGTGCCACATGCCTCAATCTTTGCAATTAAGGTGTCGGCGGCCTTGCGTGCAATCTGGTATGTCAGTTCGTCATAAATGTAGTTCAGGAAGGCCTCGCCACGTAAGTCATAGACTTCGTCACTGATAGCAATCCACTTCTTGATTGAGGCGGGTACCAGTTCGACAATGCCGAGGACGAGGTTCTCCTCACTTACGGCACTGTTGGCGGCCTCGGTGTGTACATAGGCGGTGTCGCCGTCGATTTCAAACTGAACCTTTAAGTTGCCCTTCAGGTATGATTTACGAACACGTGCCATGATACCGTCTCTTTCCCATGCGGTCTTGACAATGTCATAAACCAGTTCAGGAACGGCGACGGTGCCACTGACGTTTTCACTTAACAGAACACGAAGTTCCTTGTCATTTCCCTTGATATACTCGGCATATGCGTCGATATATTCAGGGGTGTTTCTTAATTCTTTGATTTCCATTGAATGCCTA